ATGCTCCTACAACTATCATTGGCGCAGCCGATGTGTATTTGTCTGACTTTGGTACTTTGTCTGTCGTTCCTAACCGCTTTATGAACAGCACTAACTCTGCTGATGATGTGGCTTTCGTGATTGACCCAGACATGGCTGCTATCGCTTACTTGCGTCCTTTCCAAACCAATGAGTTGGCTGTAACTGGTGACAATGAGTCCACACAGTTGTTGGCTGAGTTCACATTGGAAGTTAAGAATGAAGCTGCACACGGCATTATTGCTGACTTGTCATAATCGTTAAGTGACTCCGAAATGCCTCAGACTAAACATCTGGGGCATTTTCTTTTCTAGCCAAACTGTTAGAATTAAGTTATGAATAATCCAGTCAAATTCCGTGATTCTGTTGTTCACTCAGATGGTGATGGTGGAATTATTATTGAGACAAAACAAGATATTTCTGCGATTCTTGAACAGAATCAAAAGGAATATAACTCTTATGATGAACGAGCAAGATGGTCTGACCATTTGTTTGGCAATAAGGTAGCCTCAATTCCAATGACTGTGATTGATGAATTGAACAAGCAAGGCATTATGCGTGGCTTTGCTATTCTTGATGAAAAGCGTTTTAAGGCTTGGTTAAACGAGCGAGATAACAGAGTTTTTAGAACTCGGACTGGAGTTGTATGAGCATTTCAACTTACTCTGACTTACAGACAACTATCGCAGGATATTTGGCTCGTTCAGACCTAACAACTCAAATTCCAGACTTCATTCGTTTGGCTGAAGTTCGTTTGCGCAGAGAGTTGCGTATTCGTCAGATGCTTACATCTACTACCATTACTTGCACAGCAGGAACAGCAACAGTTTCTATTCCATCTAACTTTTTGCAAGTAAGTGATTTTGTTGTAGCAGGTAATCCTGTTCAACCATTGGCTTATGAAAGCCCTGCATTGTTCTCTCGTAATTCGAGAACATCTGATTCTGGAAAGCCAAAGACTTATACAGTTCTAGCTTCCACATTTCAGTTAGCACCAATTCCTGATTCAGCATTGACGCTGAATCTAATTTATTCTGCTGCTCCTGACTTTTTGAGCAGTTCAAATACAACAAACACATTCTTGACTGTTTGTCCTGATCTGCTTTTGTATGCATCTTTGCTAGAAGCAGAGCCTTATTTGATGAATGATTCTCGTATCAATACATGGGGAACTATGTTTGATCGTGCTATGAATGGTTTGACTGCTTCTGACGAGCAAGGTCAATACTCTGGTGTTCCATTGACTATCAGAACAACATAATATGCCTACACAACGTATCACTCTTGGCGAATGGATGCCTGACCAGTCTGGTATTTCTGGTGCGTTAACAGACGCTAAGAATGTCGTTTCTCAGGCTATTGGATATGGCCCTTTTCCAAGTGCTGTATCTTTTTCTGGTTCAGCATCTGAAGATTTAGTAACTTTATATGCTGCCAAAAATCCAGATTCAACTACTCAGTTGTTTACTGCTGGTGCATCTAAGATTTATAAAGTTGATGGTGTTGGTGTATTAACTCAAGTTAAATCTGGAATGACTACTGGAATTTCAGATAGAGTAAGATTTACTCAGTTTGGTAAAACAGTAATCACAACTAACAATGCTGACAAACTACAAGCATGGACACTAGGAACATCTACATCATTTGCTGATTTGAGTGCTACTGCTCCAATTGCCAAATACATTACTGTTGTTCGTGATTTTGTTGTTTGTGCAAATACTTATGAATCTGCTGAACAGAAGCAATATCGAGTTCGATGGTCTGCTATCAATGATGAAACAGATTGGACAGAAAATGTAAATACTCAGTCTGACTATCAAGATATTCCTGATGGCGGTCAGATTGTTGGTATTCGTGGTGGTGAGTTTGGATTGGTTTTCCTAGAAAGAGCCATTAGCCGAATGACCTATGTTGGTACGCCATTCATTTTCCAGTTTGACAATATTTCTCGTAACAAAGGATGCATGGTAGCTGGCTCAATTGCTCAATACCAAGGAATTACATTCTTCTTATCTGATGATGGATTTTATTTGTGTGATGGACAAACTGTCCAGCCGATTGGAAATGAAAAAGTTGATCGGTTTTTTATTAATGATGCTTCAGAATCTGATTATGGTTCTATGTCTTCTGCTGTTGATCCTGTTCGCAAGTTGGTTATATGGAACTATATTGCTACAGATGGAAGTCGTAAACTGATGATCTATAACTTTGCTACAAAGAAATGGACTTATGCAGATGCTGGTACTGATTATTTGTCAGAAGCATCTACTACGTCAGTTACTCTTGAGCAATTGGATAGCATTTCAACATCTATTGATGCATTGACTACAAGTCTTGATTCTCGTTTGTTTATTGGTGGTAAATATTTCCTTGGTGGAACAAAAGGTTCAAAAGTTTACACATATACAGGTGCAAGCTTGACTGGTCAAATTGCTACTGGTGATATTGATCTAGGCGGGCCATCTGTAGTTACTTTGGCTCGTCCACAAGTAGATAATGGTTCTGCAACTATTGCTGTAGCTTCTCGTAAATTGTTAAGTGAGCAAGTTACTTATGGAACAGCAGTAGCAGCAGATTCTGAGAATAGAGTTTCTTTGCGTAGTTCTGGACGCTATCACAGACTTCAATTAGTTCCAACTGGTGCTGATTGGATTAATGCTGTAGCTATTGACGTTGACATTGTTGGTCAAGGTGTACGCTAATGTTTAGAAGTCTTCCTGCATTTGGTGGTGACCAACGAGCCGTGGCAGAAGTTGTCCGTGGCATCATGGATGGAAAAACCAACAATACAGGAACGATTACTTTATCAACTGGTGGTGCTACAACTACAACTATTACTGATAGGCGTATTGGCCCAGATAGCGTTATCCTATTTGCTCCATCAACATTTGAGGCATCTAGGTCTATTGTTCCTCGTGGCGCATTTCAAAATAACTCAAGCCAAACATTTGGCGCAGCCAATACACCTACTGTTGTAGCTTTTAATACAGTAGATTCTGCATATGGATTTAGTCTTGCATCTAACAAAGTAACTATTGTTAATGCAGGAACTTATAACATTCAGTTTAGCTTGCAGTTTGCCAACATGGATACTCAAATACATGAGGTTACTGTTTGGCTAAGAAAGAATGGTACTGACATTGCTGGGACAGCAAGTAAATATGCTGTTGTTAACAGTCATGGTGGTGTTGATGGATACTTGATTGCTGTAGCAAACTTCTTTGTAGATGTATCGGCTAATGACTATATTGAATTGGTCTGTGCAACAACATCTACACAGGTTTATATTGAAGCATATTCAGCATCTACAAGTCCTTATGCAAGGCCAACAGTTCCAGCTAGTGTGATTACTTTTACATTAGTTTCACCATTGCCAGAAATGTATGTAAGCAGTCAAGGTCAAGGAACGGCAACAATTAGCCACTTAGCCAATTCAACTGCTGGAAAAACTTACAAATATGCAGTTATAGGTTGATTTTTAACAAATTTTGATTAAAATGGATTCCGTGGATGACCCGCTATGGAATCCGAAACTCTAGGAGTAAAACATGGCGACTACTACCACATCAGCGATTGACCCAACAATACAACCATATTTGACATATGGTCTGCAACAGGCGCAACAAGCGTATCAGGGCGGTGGCCCACAATATTATGGTGGTCAGACTTATGTAAGTCCATCGACTACCACTCAAACAGGTTTACAGGCTCTTGAGGCTCGTGCTAAGTTAGGTAATCCACTACTTCAGTCTGCTCAGAATCAACTTCAGAATACAGTTTCTGGTGGTTTCTTGGGTGGCAATCCTTTCTTCCAAGGTGCGTTCCAACCTGCTGCTCAAGCTGCCGAACAGCAATTCAAACAGACTTTAGGCGATATTTCATCTAAGGCTAGTTTGGCTGGTCGTTATGGTTCTGGTGCTATGGGTCAATTGCAAGACCGAGCCACAGGCGCATTTGGTCAACAGTTAGCTAATACTGCTGGACAGTTAGCTTATCAAAACTATGCAGATGAGCGAGCAAGACAACAGCAAGCTACGATGGCTGCTCCTGCAATGACTTCTGCTGACTATCAAGACATTCAGAATATGTTGCAAGCTGGTCAGATTCGTGAAGGTTACCAAGGTCAGCAATTGCAGTCTGACATGGCTAAGTTCAATTTCTTGCAAAACCAACCACAACAGAACTTGCAGAACTATATGTCATTGGTA